CGGTCGCGGCGCTCGGCTCGATCCACAGCTCCGGCGCGTCGCCGCCGAGCCGGCTAGCCGGCGTCCATAATCTCGGAATCAGCAGTCGCTGGTTCATCGGTGGCCCTTTGTTCGTGTTCACGCGCAGCCGCGCAGGTTGCCGACGCACGTCTCGGTGGCGTCGCTGACGAACTTCGCGTCGACCAGGCCGAGCAGCTCGCCGAGCTCGACCAACGCGTTGACGCCGGCCGCGCCGGTTTTGACCGCCGACTCAAGCAGTTGCCCGCCCGCGTGCACGGGCGCCCAATCGCCCGCCGGCGTGAGCTCCAGCACGCTGATTGTCGAGCCGGCGAATCCTGGCGGCAGCTCGAGCCGCAGGCCGCTCGAGGCCGCGTCGATCGCCACCGCGTCGCTGGTCGTCGAGCCGGCCCAGATCACGGACCGCGCGTGCGGGTCGTGGCCGGCGATCGCTTGGCTTGCTCCTCGATAGCCCATCCGGTGGTCCTTATCCGGCGCCGCGCAGGTAGCCGCGGCAGGTCTCGGTCGAGCCGCTCACGATCTTAATTTGGTCACAGCCGAACAGCTCGCCGAACGCGCTAATCACGTTCCACGCGCCGGCCGTGACGGTTTCGCTGACCGCCACGCCGTCGCGATACACAGCGGCCCAATCGCCCGCCGGCGTGAGCTCGGTAAACGTGACCGCGGAGCCGGCGAAGTCGGCCGGCAGATACAGCCGCAAGCCGGCCGTTGCGCCGTGCATGTTGACCGCGCCCGAAGTCGCCGAGCCGGCCCATTGCACGTCCACGTCGAGCGGCTGGCGGCCCTGAAGGTTGACCGGCTTACCGCGGTAGGTGGTCATTTGCGGTTCCTTTCCAATAGACGCCTCGAGGCCGATCGATCAGTCGCTCGGCCGAGCGTTGGGTTTTTTTGACGTGGCCGGCCGATCCGGCGTTGGGTGGTCCGCGGCGGCCCGCGTGAGCCGGTCGGAGATCTCGTCGCAGATGGCGGCCAGCTCCGGCCCGTGGTCGGCGTGGCCGTCGAGCCGGGCGATCGCGTCGAGCTCGGCCGGCGTCAGGACCGACGCGTAGCGTTCGGCGTCGCGCAGCGCCAAGCCGCGTCCGTTGCAAAGCAGCGTGACGACTGCTTGCTTCACGCGGCCGCTGGTGTCTGCTTGTTCCATGTCAGCGTCCCCACGCAATGTCCAGGTAAACGCGGTAATAATCGCCGGCGGCGCTGGCTTCGGTTACGTCGTTGCGGAACCAGCCGTAGAACGCCACTTCGCGCGTGGCCAGGTAGCCGGCCTGGCCGGCCAGCTCGAGCAGTCCCGGGTTGTCGGTGTCTCCGCTTTGGACAATGCGGCCGATCGCGTTTTGGATCGTGCGGTCGAGCTCCGGCAGGTTGGCGGCCTGGTCGCTGGTGATGTCATTTTCGAAACACAAAACCAGGTTGCCGCGGGCGTGGTAGCCGAACGAAGCGCCGCCGGAGTCGTTGGTCAGAACCAGGCCTTGCTGCGGCTCGGTGAACACGACCGCGATTGGCCGCAGCGTTTGCAAGTAGCTCAGCGCGTGCGCGTCGGCGTCGTCGGCGGGCTCGGGCGTGTCGAAGTTGTGGATCTTGGCCAGCGCCGCGGCCTGGTTGGCCGCTCCGGCCCACGTGCGGAAGTAGGTGCAATCGGCCAGCGTCGCCCGCAGCGTCTGTTGCGGCGTCGCCCAGGGCCCCACAGCGGCGTCTAGAGCCACGGTCACGTCCCCCGGTAAGCGGCGCGGGCGCGGCCGGCCGGCTCGAGCCGCACAAGTGACAGCCGGGCGAAACTTCCGGCAAGCGGCGTGATCTGTTCCACGTTCCACAGCTCGCCGCCGATCGTGACGGTGGCCCGCAACGCGGGCTCCGCCACGCCGGCGTAGTCGCCGGCGGCGTCGGTCGAGATGGTCAGCGGCAGCTCGCGGCGCTTCGTTTGCTGGCCTTCGCGGTCAATCCACGTGACCGTCTCCGCGCCGGCCGCGGCCGTGACGGTCACGGCGTCGCCGCCCTTCGGCGTGTAGCTCACGCTCGCGCCGTGCACTTCCAGCACGGCCGGCAGAGCGGACGCGTCAACGAGCGTCTCGTGAGAGCTGGTCACGTTCTCGGATCTCCACAAGTCGGCCGGCCGGTCCGGAGGGTTCCTCCGGTCCAGCCGGCAATATGCCGATCGGCGGCCGCTTACGCGGTGACGCCGGTAATCACGTGACCGGCGGCCGCGTGGATCACTTTGACCTGCCGCTTATTGCGGGCCCGGATCACGCCGCCGCGTCGCGCCTCTTCCCTGTACTCTTCCACAATCAACGAGTCTTCGCCGTCGCCCACGCCGGGAACTGCGGCGTTGCCGCTCGTTGAGAAGATCGTCCGCCCCACGTGGGGCGTCGGCGCTTCCAGGTCGCCTTGCATCCCGTCGTTGTTGACGCAATACACGCCGGCCTTGGTGGCGTCCCAGAATCGCGAGAAACTGGCGGTCGCCCCGCGGATCGCGCTGTTGTAGTTGCCCTTGCCGACCAGCACGTAGTCCAGGTCGAACAGGTCCTTGAGTCCGGAGATCGCCCGTAGCATCTTCGGATCGTCCTGGCCGCTGTACTTGAGCAGGTCTTGAATCTGCGCGGTCCTGGTCATTTCCGTTAGCGCGTAGTCCGACAGAACCAGCGCGTTGGGGCGCATGCCGCATTGACCGATCACGCTCTCGATCGCGTCGTCGATGTCCTCGACCGGCGTTGCCGTTGAGCGCGTGGTCCAGGCCGTACTCGCGGCCGTGTTATAGCTACTGAACGTGGTCGTGCTGTCGAACGCCAAGTCGGCGATGTCGTACTCCAAACGCCGCAGCACGCGATCGATCGCCCGCTGCGTGTGGATCACTTCAGCGCGCAAAATGTCGCCGTAACGCTCGATCGTCGCGTCGTCGACCACTTCCTCGACGCCGTGCTCTTGGACCGCGTAGCTGTCGGTGGTCCACTGGAACGAGTCGCGCGAATAGGTCGCTTTCGGTTGCCGCTCGGTGGTCTCGACGTTGCTGGTCAGCTCGGCGACCGCCAGCTTGGCGAAGTCGGCGGCCTCAATGTCAACGCCGATTGCCGGCATAACCTGCAATCCGATATAGCCCTTGCGGGCCGCGGCTAGTGCGAACTCCGCGTAGGAGATCGACAGGTCAAGCCGCGTGATGGCGGTAGATGGGCTACCCATTTTATGGCTTCCTTCCCTGGAGTTGTCGGTTGGTTAATGCCGCTTTGTGCGCGGCGTCGTATTGTGTGTCAGGCCGTACTAGGCGGTCGCCTTGCGGTTGGCCTGAACGCGAATCCGGTCAACGCGAACGTCGGCCGTGGTGTCGTTGCTGGTCTTTTCCACGTGAACAATCGGCGTCAGCGGGCCGGTCGCGTTGTTGAGCTTGAACGTCGTTGAGCTCAATACGCGCGTGTACGAATCGTCCTTGTCGACCGCGGCGTACAGCTTCACGTCGCTGGTGTCGCTGGCGTCGATCTTGAACCGGCCATACTGGTCGTCCACCAAGTCGAGCGTGGTGTCGGTGGCGGCGACTTCCGTGGTGCCGTCGTCGCTCTCGGCTTTCAACGACAAGTCGTTGCCGTCGAGGTGGAAAAACACGCTCTCGGTGATCGAGTCCGCGTCGGTGGCGTGCGTGTCGTTGGCCAGGCCGAAGTTGATGTCCAGCGCCGCGTCGTCGCCCTTGTCGAACACGGCCAGGATGAACTCGACGATCGGGTTGCAGTCCACGTCGAACGGGGAGTTGTCCAGGTACAGCGCAGCGGTCGCGGCCTCGTCCACGGCGTCGAACGAGAACTTGACCACGCCGTTCGCTTCGTCGGAGTCGATCACGCCCAGGCCGTTCGTCTCCGTTTTGGTCCATCGGCAGTTGAGCGCGGTGGCGGCGGCGGGCCAGTCCCAGAGGAAGTCCTCGTCGAGAACCAGGTTCCCGTTGATGTCGCCCAGGTTGTCGAGCTCGTCGGCGTCCTGGTTCGGCAGCACGCGCACAATGTCGCCGGCCGCGGTGGCCGCGTCGAGCGCAACGCCGATGTAGTGCTCGTTGGCCGTGTCGTCGATGTAGCCGGACGCGGCGCCGTAAACGCTCGCGTATTGGCTGAACGCGCCGGCGGCGACCATGAACCGCACGCCGCCGATGTTGTTCGGCAGCACGGACCCGTAGTCGCCGGCGGTGACGATGGCGTCGTTGAGAACGCCGATCTCGTTGTCCGTCGCGCCGGCGGCGGCCAGATAGCCGCCGCTCATTTTCACGCGGATAAATCGGCCGAGCGTCGTGTTGCATGGCAACGTGACCGAGCCGGTATTGACTAGTGCGCTCATTGCGTCTTCCTTCCCTGGAAAGGCTATTGTTGAGGTAGGCCGCGGTTCCGCGCGGCGCGGGTTGCGTTCGCTTTGCGATCTTCGCGGCGCGTTAGCTCTGCACGCCGTCGAGGTCGTTGTCGTACTTTTCGTCCAACAGCCGGCCGGCTAGCCGCGTTGGGTTTGTGGCGTGCAGAAACGCCACGTGCAGGTCCGGGTGCGCCCGGGCCACGGTCGCGGCGGCTTGGATGCGGTTCTTGCCGGCGGCCACTTGCGCTCGGACCGCGGCGTCAAAATCGGCGACCGGATCGCCGCTGGCGTCCACGTACTGATCGCCGCCGGCGGCGCTTGCGGCGGGTTTGGTCAGCGGCGCGACGCCGCCCTTGTTGGCTTCGGCCTGGAGCTTCTCGCGCTCCTCGGCGTGCGCCTTTTCCTTGGCTTCGGCCTCGGCCTCGAGCTCGGCGATCCGGGCCAGCTGCGCTTGTTCGCGCGTGGCGCCCTTTTCGGCCAGCTCGAGAACGAACTCGGCCGACGCGTTCGGGAACATGGCCTTCAGCTCGGCAATGGTCAGCGCCTGCGGCTTGAGCTCCTCGGCCGTGGTTTCGATCGTGTCCTTGGTCATGGCGGATGCCTTTCTTCGTGTGGTAGCGGCCGCGCTCTCGAGCTCGGCCAAGGTTTCTTCAAACGTCTGCACGCCGTCGAGCATTCCGAGCTCCACGGCCGCGGCGGCCGGGTGCGCTCGGCCGTCGGCCAGCTGGCGGGCCCGGTCGAGATCCAGGCCGCGGCCCTCGGCGAAGCCGGCCACGAACTGGTCATTGGCCGAGTCGATCAGCCGCTGCCACTCCGCGAGCTGGTCGTCGGTAATCTCGGTCCCAGGCGCGCCGGCCGCTTTGAACGCTCCGGCCTTAATCACGTGCACGCGCACGCCCAGCGCCTCGGCGGCCCGCGATGAGTCCTCGACCATGGTGTACGTGCCGATCGACCCATACAGCGCGGTCGAGTTGTTGGCGTACACGCGGTCGGCTTGTGAGCTTCCCCAGACCGCGGCCGAAGCGGCCAGGTCCTCGACGAAGGAAAAGAGCGGCTTCTGCTCGGCCGCCCGCTTGATCTCGCGGGCCAGGTCCATAGTGCCGGCGACTGTGCCGCCCGGGCTGTCCCAACGCAACAGGATTGCGGCCACGTCCGGGTCGCGGACCGCGGCCCGCAGCTGCCGGCGGACGCGTATTGTGCTGGTTCCGCCCGAGAGGCTCGACGCGTGCTTCATCATCATCCCGCGGACGTCGATTAGCGCCACGCCGGAGGCCGTCGTCGGATACTCGGCGCTGCGGCCCTGCGCCGCCAGGTCGTCGAGGTTCTGCGCGGTCACGTGCGCGTGCAGGTCGATCCCTTGCACGCGGTCCACCGCGGCGCGAAAGGCGTCTTCCAGCACGGCCCAGAATCCGAAGTATTGCTCCACGTAGGGCAGGTCCGCCGCGGCGGCGATTGGCGTAGTGAACTGAAAGTCGCGGTCGTCGGTCGTCACGGTTTGGGCTCCTGCTTCTCGTCGCCGAGGTCGGCGCCGTAGGTCAACTTGATCCCGTCGGTGCGGTGGCCGTATGCGAGCTCGCGCCAGTTGACGTCCAGGCCCGGGTTTTGCTCGTTGAGCTCGGCGGCCTTCTTGTGCGCTTTGACCACGAGCTCGCCGCGGTCCTCGACGATTTCGCTCGACAGGTCCGACCAGCTCGCGCCACGAGCTCGGGCCCGCCGGCGTTGGCTGGTCAGGTTGCGCGAAACTTGCATGTCGTCGCCGGCGGCGTCTTTGATCGGTTCGATATAGGGCCAGGTCGGCGGATTCCACACGTGGCCAAACGGATTGACGCCGCTCTTGCTCGCCGCACGCCGAAGCGCTTGGTCTTGCTCCAGGCGCCGCCGCACGCGCCACAGGTAGACCGGCGTGTGTAGGCGCGAGCCGAGCCACTTCTGCCGCTGGCGAAAGCGCAGCCGCGCCTGGTCGATCGCCCCGCGCCAGCCGCTAAAGTTGGTGTCGCTGGCGTCTAGCAAGAAGACGGCCATCGGCAGGTCCAAGTTGATCGCGATAAACGACAGGACCAACGACGCGTGTTGGAAGAACTCGGGGTTGGGGATCGCCGGCGCAAAGCCGGTGATCTTCTCGCCCGGGTCGCCCTTGATCTCAGCGCCGGGCGATCGCTGTTCCAACGTGCGGATCGAGCCGTCGCTTTGCGTCTCGGTGGTGCGCGCGCCGCCGACGCGGTTTGACCCTTCGCCGCCGTCGAGATCCCGCTCGCGTATGATCGCGTAGAAACTGGCGACTTTGGCTTTGACCAGGTTGGCGAACTGTAGGTCGTCGTGGTAAACGGTCGGGATCACGGCCGGCGCGAACGCGGTCACGCCGCGCGTTTGGCTGAAACGCCGCGGGTCGTACAGATGCAAAACCTGCCGGCGGCCGTCGTCGCCGCGGGCCCGGTATCGGCGGAACGTGTTGCGTCGGGTCGCGGCGTGTAGCGGGTTGATTTCGTCCGGCGTGAGCCAATACGCTTCGCGTCGCCGGCGATCCGGCGAGAGCTCGACGCCGTGGACCAGGCGGTCGCGCGGCCCGCCGGCAAACGGGTTGCGCATTTGGTGCGCCTCGACGGCCTGCAGGCTGCCGAGCTCCGTTGGCAACACGAGCACGTCGCCGTCGACGATCGTGTTCCGCAGCGCCAGCGCTTCGAACTCCGACCACGTTTTCTCGCCCTCGAAGTCGCAGGCGTCCGGTTCGCTCGACCAGGCTTCCCAGTCGTCGGTCAACAGCGTGTCGACGGCCGGGTCGCCGGTCCGCACGTCAAGCGTGAACCCGTCTTGCACGATATTGGCGACTAGCCGCGTGACGCCCTGGCCGACGACCATATTGTCGCGGTCGATCCAGCGGGCCCGCTCGAGCATATCGAGAAACTGGCGTTCGGTGCGGTAGTGGTAATCCGCGCCCGAACCCATGGCGGCCACGCCCCGCGGCCGCGGCAGGTAGCGGTTGTTCTCCGCCGCGTAGTAATCGCCGTAGATGTCGACGATCGACTGCCGCAGGTTTCGATCGAAAGCCGCCAGCGGATCGCCCGCGGCCTTGCCGTTGGTCGAGGTCATAGCGTCCAGGTCATGGGCTCAATAGCGAAAGCCGCTGAAGTCGGGGTGGATCACTTGGGGATCGCTCACAAGAGCGCCGGCGCTTTGATGCAGCGCGAGCCACTTCTCGGCGCGGTCGAGCTGCTTCTCGATCAGCTCGACGTTGAACTCGCTCTCCGCGCCGCCGCCGCTGGAGCGCGTCGGCAGCTTGACCAGCAGCTTTGTGCAGGCGGAGATAAACGCCGCGCACTTGTCCGCGTCGGCGTCTTCGCGGTAGTCGGCGTTGGTTTCGTAGGCGCTGAGGATGGTTGCAAGCGTGGCCATAGAGCGGCCGAGGATCGCAGATCAGCGCGCAGCGTGCAGCGCGGTCCGGCGCGTCCGGCCGTCCGGCTGGTCAGGATTGCCCGTATTGGCGAACCGTCACGCGGCGCGGCCGAGGGCCGCGGCTTCGGCCGGCGGCGGATCGCCGGCGGCTTCGGCGATCAGCTCCAGCAGCTTGCGCACGGCCTCGGCGTAGCTGTCCACGTGTTTGCCCGTGGCCAGTTGCGCGTGCTCGGCCTGGAAACCGTCGAGCAGTCGCCGCAGCGCCAGCGGCTGCGCGCTGAGCGCGTCGAGCCGGCTTTCCACTTTCCGCGGCAGATAGCCGGCCGGCCGGGCCGGCCCCAGCGGCAGCGTGAGCGTCACGTGCGCGCCGCTGCGCGTCACGCCGTAGACGACGTTTTCCCGCGGAAAAGGATCCTTTTCCGCCGCGGCCTCGAGCGGCTCGGCCGCCGGCTTGGCTTCGGCCGGTTCGGCCGCTTCGGCCGCGGCCGTGGCGGCCTCGAGCGGCTCGGCTGCCGGCTTGGCTTCGGCCGGTTCGACCGGTTCGCTTTCCAGCTCCGGCGTAAACGGCTGGTCGGTCTCGGCCGGCTTGTCGGCTTTGGCGGCTGGTTTCCTCTTGCGTTTGGCCATGGCGGCGTCCTTTCCGTTGGCGTTAGTGCGGCGCGGGTGTGTCGAGAAAATCGCGCCCGTCAGGTGTCGTGAGTCGTTGGCTGACGGCCTCGGCCGCCGCTTCTGCGGCCAGCTCCGGCCCGCGGTCTTGCGGCGACGCGGTGAAGCGGAACCCGACCAGGTGGCCGGCCGCCGCCGCAAGGTAGCTGGCGTCGAGATAGTGATTGGCTCGGCTGGCGGCTTCCCACACGGTAATCAGGCCGTGCCGCGGGTGGTGTTTGCGGACCGGCCGTTCGCTGCGCACGTGCCGCTCGTAGGTTTTGTGGGCGCCGGCCAGGTCGTGGAATATCGACAGGCTGCCGCGCTCGCCGGCGTCGGCCCGGAAGGCTTCTTGAAACGTGCTTTTCCAGGCGTCGCTGTCGACGATCGCGTACAGCTGCCGGTGCTTGCGGTGGACGCGCAGGTGGTAGCCGTCGCCGATCCGTTTTACGTCACGGCCCAGCGCGCTCGGGTGCGCGTACTGATAACCGGCTTGCTGGCCGGTCCCGCGGCCAAGAGCGGCGAAGTAGACCGGCCCGGCGTCGCGGCAAAACGCGTGCACGGTATCGCTGAGGTAGCCGGCGTCGACGAACACGCGGCCGAGCTCCAGCCGCTGGTCGCCGAGCCGCCACGCGGCGGCCAGGTAGTCGCGGAGCTCCTCGAGCGCTTCGGCCAGTCGCGCCTTGACGTGTTTGCGTCGGCCGGCCGTGTCGCCGCCGCGGTGCAAAACCTCGACCGTGTTGTAATCGAGAACGTGGCCGGTCCAGTTGCTGCGCCAGCAGATGGCCACCCAATGCAGCCGATACATGCCGCAGTCGACGCCGACCGTGACGGCGGCCGTATCGGCTGGCGGAGCGCCCCGCGGCAGCTGCTCGACCGCTCGGCCGGCGACCGAACCCTCCGGCAGCGGTTCGTGCTCGAGATCGACCGGCCGCCAGGTTTCGCTGTGCAGGAACTGGGCCAGCTCCCGGTCGGCGTTCTCGCGCTCTTGCGTGCCGGGCTCGAGCTGTGCGGCCTGCCACTCTTCCACGGCCAGGTCGGCGGCTGACTGGAACAGGTTGTGAAAGGCTGTCCAGTGAAACCACAGCCGGGTCGTCGGCGGCGCTTCGCCGGAGATCTCGCCCTCGGCGTCGATCTCCTGGCCGGCGTGCACAAGTTGCGCGTTCTCGTTGGCCGTGCGGCGTTCGGCTTCGGTGATCGCTTCGCCGCACGCGCCGCAAAACCAGGCCGCGCCCTCGGCGGCCTCGAGCTCGTTGTGGGCCCCCTCCCAGCCGCCCAGTTGCTCGCGGCCGGGCGTGATCCACTGGCCGCAATGCGGACAGGGACAAACGATCCGGCTCTGGCTCGAGAACTGCCGAGCCGTCCATGGCAGCTCCTCGTCAACGGTCAGCGTTCCCTCGACGTACACGCGGCGGCGGCTCCGCTGGTAGCTGCGCAGCCGGGCCCGGAGCTGCCGCAACGGGTCCGCCTCTACGCTGGCCTCGGCTTGCGTGCTGAACCGCGCGGCTTCGGTCACGCCAAGAACGCGGGCCGTGAATCCGGCCTTGCTGGTGTCTTCGCCGCCGGCGGTCATGAACTTAATTACGGCGCCGTTGGTCAGCGTGACCGTATCTTTGATTTCGCCGCCGCGGCTGCCGGGCCCCTTGGTTGGCAACAGCTGCTCGAGCCGCGGCGAAGCGCGGAAGATCGGCTCGATGTCGATCCGCCACTTGTTTTGCGCCATGCGCATATCTGGCAAGCCGACGACAAACGGCTCGCGGAGCTCGGCCGTGTGGTAGATCAGCGGCAGGCCAAACGCGATGTAGGTCTTGCCGCTTTGGCTCGGGCCCGCGATGAACACGTCACGCCACCGCGGGTTGTCGAGCTCCTCGAGCAGCAGCCGCGTAAACGGCTGCCGATCAACTCGAAAGCGGCGGCCCCGGTATTGGCCGTCGGGGATCACGAGCTCGGCCTCGGCGAACTCGCGCATGGAGCGCACGCTCGGCACACGCGCCGACTGCAGCAGCCAACGAAACTCGGCGCCCACGGGCCCGCTAATGCTCAACGTCTGGTCCATCGGTGGTGATCGAGTCAACGAGTCGGACCGCTTCCTCGAGCGCGTCGTCGAGGATCGCGTGTGCATCGGCGCCGAACTGATCCAACAGCGCCGCGCCGGCTTTGCGCACAATGTCGGCGACCAGGCCGAAGCAGTCGTGCACGCTGGCCCGCTCCAGCAGCACGCGTTGCCGCGCCAGTCGCTCCATGCGTTTCAACAGGAGCTCCTCCCGCCGGATCAGCTCCAGGGCCCGGCCGGCCCGCCGCTGCTTCTTGTCGCCGGCGTCGCGGCGGGCCAACAGCTCGTGAACAGCTGGCGCGAGCTGCTCGAGGTCGATCGACGCGCCGGCCAGCGGCAGGTTGTGGCGGGCGGCCTGCTCGGCGATTTGCTGGTGTTGGCGGCCGGACCATTGGACCCACAGTTTCTTGGGGACCGCTCGGTAGGCGTCGGCCGCGGCGCGGCCGGCCAGCAGCTTGACCACGCGCCGCAACGCGGCCCGCTCGCGGACCGTCAGATCGAGGCCGGCGTCCTGGCGGGCGATCGCCGCGGCGGCCAGCTTGAAGTCCTCGAGCCGCTCGGGCGCGACCGGCTTGGCGGCGTCGCGCTTGGCGGCGTTCTTGGCCGCTTTGCCGCGGCCGCGTTTGCTGGTTTTGGCGGCTTTTTTCTTCTTGGCCATGGCGGCGCGCGGCGCTTAGTAAGCGGGAAAATCGGCCTTCGTGCGCAAAAAAGTCCCTTGATGACGCGGCGGAGCCGCCAGCCGGAGGCCCAGAAGGGACCCAGGGCCCGGCCGGCCGGCCGGCCGATCACGCGTTGTATAAGGCCTGCTCGATCCGAGCTGTGCGTTGGTCGATCCGTTCCAACAGCTCGCGCAAATGTCCCTGGTTCGCGTCGAGTCGCTCGAGTTGCTCGCCGTGCTTGCGGCATACGGGCCCGGTTCCGGGTTGCTCGGCCGCCGGCTTGGCCGGCGACTGTCCGTTGCGAAGCGGCAGAAAGCGCATGATTGCCGCCGTGATCGGCGCGGCAAATCCGAGAATCGCCAAGCCGACGCCGAGAGTTGCTTGACCGTCCATGATGCTAGATCCGTTGTCGTTGGTCCTGGCGGCGCAAGTAGTCGATTAGGCGACC